GGGTCTATTTATATTCCAACTCCAATTGGCCCACAGTTACTTACTCAAGCAACGCCACAAACAGTTTTTGGCACTGGAGATTTTACAATTGAATGTTGGTATTACGCTATAAGTCGGCCTGACATTGCACCAGCAATTATTTCTAATGACACAACTGGTTCATACCCAACAAACTATTGGGCGTTGCATGACCGCCATGGAACAGATGGGTTTTCAGGCACAAAATTTTCTTTTTGGGCTGGCAATATAAATAGTTCTGGTCCAATTTTGGTAAGTACTACTAGTGTGTCAAATGGAGTTTGGTATCACATTGCAGTAACTAGAAGTGGTAGCACATTTAGATTATTTGTAAATGGCACTCTTGAGGCTTCAACTACTTCATCCACTTCTATTGAAAATAATATAGCTAAGAGATTGAGTATTGGTAGAACAGGATATGGTGACAGCGGTCTTAACGGCTACATAGACGATCTCCGCATTACAACAGGCTATGCCCGATACACAGCAACATTCACACCGCCAACTTCAGCATTCTCCAACACAGGGCCATACTAAGGAACTATTATGCAAGTAGCAATTTTAACTACACCTATTACAGTTGGCGACTATCGTGAACTGTTTCCTAACACATCGTTTGGCTCAAATGGCCCAAGCGGTGAATTCTTGACTGCCAACAACGCAAAGAAGGTCACGCTGTTTAAAGCCCACGACCGACTGACTCAGAAGTTGGTTTCATGCTCTGCCTATGATGACGGTGAATTTGTGTCTATCGTTCAAGTGGCAGACATGAGTGCCGAGGAAATCCAAGTAGCCAAGGATTCTGCAATGGGTCAATTAAGAAACACTCGCAATGCTTTATTGCTTGCTTGTGATTGGACTCAGATTCCTGATTGCACCATTCCTAAGAAAGCTGAGTGGGCAACATATCGTCAAGTATTGCGTGATTTTCCTGCAACTGTTTCTGATGCAAGAGTGACTATCACATGGCCTCACAATCCTGATTGGGTTGAGCCTACCGTTTTAGGGTAATTATGATAAAGACTATTGCTGACTGTACGGCTAAGGAGGCGGCAATTACTGCGGCTACGACTATGGAAGAGTTGATTGCCGTGGTCTCTCCAACCCCTACCTCTGATGTATAAATATAAGTATATCTAAACCCGAGACATTCAAATGACTACTCTATCAAGTATTATTACCCCAACCAATATAATTACTGCAGCCAGCACTACCACGTTGACCAATAAAACCATTGGTGTTACCCAGTTAAGTGGTGCAGTCGCTATATCTAACGGTGGAACTGGGCAAACTACAGCCGGAGCCGCCTTGAATGCCCTGGGTGGTGCTTCCACAGGCAAGGCAATCGCCATGGCCATAGTGTTCGGTGGTTAATTTATAAATACATTAAATAACATATCTAAGGATTTTAAATGGCAGCCCCCAACATAGTAAGCGTATCAAATATTAATGGTAGGTCTTTTGGTAATGTACTAACTACCTCCAATGCAATTATTATTGCTAATGGATCAGGTAGTGGTAATGTACTGAAGATCAACAATATCGTAGTATCCAATGTAGATGGAACGTCTGCGGCAGATGTAAGCATTGAGTTCAATACCGCAGCCGCCGGCAACGGTACTGTCACAAGATTGGCCAGTACAATTTCAGTACCCCCTGACGCCTCATTAATAGTTACCGATAAGTCTACAGCATTTTATATGGAAGAAAATACTTGTATTAAAGGTCTTGCTAGTGCCAATAGTGATCTAGAAGTATTTGTTTCTTACGAAGTAATCAGCTAATCTGTTATGGTTCAACGATATACGGGCGGGATTCTCTCAGCCGGTTTAAACGGCATTAACTACCCTGTCACAACGGTGGAATACCTTGTCGTGGCTGGCGGGGGTGGGGGTGGGTCTAGGGTTGCTGGTGGTGGTGGTGCAGGTGGTTTATTGACTGCGGCAGGGTTTGCTGTTGCATCTGGCACTGCTTTAACTGTGACTGTTGGTGCTGGCGGTGCTGGCGGTTCTGGAGGTGGAGGCGGTACAGTAGGCGTAGATTCCGTGTTTAGTTCTATCACTGCTTCTGGTGGGGGTCGTGGCGGCGGGGGTAGTAGCGTAGCCGCAGGCGCAGGAGGTAGTGGTGGAGGAGCGGCAAATAGCGCAACTGTTGGAGGCGCAGGTACTTCTGGTCAAGGTTTTGCAGGCGGCGTGTCTTCGTCTTCTCCCCAAGGTGGCGGTGCTGGTGGTGGTGGTGCTGGGTCTGTTGGTCTTAGTTCTCTTGGTACTCCAACCAATACTGGTGGTGGAGGCGGTACAGGACTTTGTTCAACCATCACTGGCGCAAGAGTTTTTTACGCTGGTGGTGGTTCTGGGTCTGGTGATGTTGGGTTAATTGCTCCAGCTACCGCTGGTGGTGGTGAAGGTGGCGCTAGATTAGCGGCAACACCTCAAGCCACTTCTGGAACTGCTAATACAGGCGGAGGTGGGGGCGGTGGCGGTGTTGGGTCTGGAGGCACTCCAAACTACGATGGCGGTGCAGGAGGCTCTGGCATCGTAGTCATCCGCTATCCATCTTACTTAGCCCCTGCTACATCAACAACAGGCTCACCAGAAACTTATGTGTCTGGAAACTACCGCGTGTATAAATTCATAGCCAGCGGCACAATTACATTCTGAGGATATATGGCACAAGGAATCTTTACACTCAGACAAGTTGTTCAAGCCATTCGTCAAGGCGCATGGTCAGCATTTAATCCCCCTCAATTTGTAGAGTACCTTTGCGTTGCTGGTGGTGGGGGTGCTGGAGCAACTTATTCTAGTGGCGGTGGTGGTGGCGGTGGCTTATTAACAGGCATTGTTCCTGTTGTTGCTGGCACTTCTTACACTGTTACTGTTGGCGGCGGTGGAGCCGCTAGTACCGTTGGTCAAAATTCCGTGTTTGGCTCTATAACAGCCACAGGTGGCGGTAAAGGCGGAAATGGACAAACTGGAAATCCGGGTGGAGATGGTGGTTCTGGAGGTGGGGCAGGATCACAGGGGTCAGGCATCAGTGCTGGTGGACAAGGAACTTCGGGTCAAGGCAATACTGGTGGAGGAGGTTCACCTGGGCCGGGAGTTTATGGAGCAGGAGGGGGTGGCGGCGCTGGAACAATTGGTTTGACTGGTACTACTACCACCCCCGGTGCTGGTGGTGCAGGCATAGCATCTTCAATTAGTGGAACTGTAACGGCCTATGCAGGCGGCGGCGGTGCGGGAAGCTATTTTGCTGGTGGTGGTTTTGATATAGCGGGTGGTGTTGGCGGCGGTGGTACTGGTAAATATAATGCTAGTGGCGTGGCTGGAGCCGCCAATACAGGCGGTGGCGGTGGTGGTACAGGATTAAATAGTGGCGTAGGCGCGGCAGGCGGTTCAGGCATCGTAGTAGTCAGATACCCCGGCTCTGTGCAGTTTTACACTGGTGGAACTGTAACGGGCGTTAACGGATATGTTATTCATACTTTTACTTCCAGTGGAACACTAGCTCCAATAACTCCCACACAGCTTACATTTATATCAGTCAATTATTTAGTTATTGCGGCCGGTGGTGGAGGAGGTAAAGCACCTGCGGGTGGAGGAGCAGGGGGATACCGAACTTCTGTTAGTGGACAAGCATCAGGCGGTGGTGGTTCTGCGGAATCCGTACTTTCTATTACAGTAGGAACCACTTACACAGTAACAATTGGTGCTGGTGGTACTGGCGGTCAATATCCCGGCGCAGGGGCTTCGTCAAATGGTGGCGATTCTGTATTTTCAAGTATTATTTCTATAGGTGGCGGAGCGGGGTCAAATTATGCCGCAGTTGCCGCAAGCGGAGGCTCTGGCGGTGGTGCTGGTGATGGTGGTGGTACTTATGGTGCTGGAACAGCCAATCAAGGCTACAGGGGAGGCAGTCCTTCTACAACTGCGGGCGGAGGAGGCGGTGCTGGTGGCGTAGGACAAGATGGAAATAGTGCTGCTTCTCTTGGTGGTGCTGGTGGAGCAGGGGTATCTTCAAACATCACTGGAAGTGGTGTAGTAAGAGCAAGTGGTGGTTCTGGAGGATGGGCTGGCGGTACAACTGCGGCAACAACTGGAGGTGGTGGTCAGGGCGGCGTAGCACCAAATAACACGGCAGGTACAGCCAATACAGGTGGTGGAGGTGGAGGTGGATATGCTGGAAATGCCTCTAACGGCGGTTCTGGTGTTGTGATTATTTCTTCTGCAACTGCCGCATCTTCAACTACAGGTTCTCCTACAGTAACTACAAGTGGTGGCAACACAATTTACACGTTCACTGCTTCTGGAACAATCACCTTCTAAGGACAAAGCATGAGTCAAACTTTATTAGGTGGATTCCTTTCTGCAACCTTTAACCCACTGTCTGGTACAGCTACCGAAGTTGAATATCTAGTGGTTGCTGGTGGGGGGGGTGGTGGCTTTCAGCGTGGAGGTGGCGGCGGTGCTGGTGGGCTTTTAACAGCAACTTCTTTTGCCGTAGCTACTGGTTCTGCATTAACTGTAACAGTTGGCGCAGGTGGGGCTGGAGGAACATCGTCTGTTGGAACAAACGGCTCAAACTCTGTATTTAGTTC